TATATATATATATATATATTGGGTCTTTAGCACATCAGGAGATTTGAAGAACCAATGGAGAGCTACCCTGAGTCAGTGGCAGGATTAGCTGTGCTCCTAGATATACCAATAGAAGATTTGCTGATTCCTTGTAATTTTTGTGGTAACTTCTTATCCTTTCTAGAGCTTAATGAGTTTGATGCTAAAAATTTAACATTAATTTGGAAGGAGCATTTAGTGTTTGCGTGTTGTAGATGTTGTTGTACCGCAAGTGGTTTTTTTGAATTTCAAAATTTTTATGAAGGTTCAGTTATAGGAAGAGACATAGAAACAGTAGAACATAAATCAATTTTTGACATTACTGTGAGATGTCATCAGTGTTTAAGACTACTTGACCTAATAGATAAATTAGATATTTGTGGACGTAGCCAACATTTTCATAAAGTAAGAGGAGCTTGGAGAGGTCGTTGCAAGTACTGCAAATAATGATAGGGAATCAGGTCACTATTCAAGACATTGTCTTGGAGTTAGAGCCGTACCCCATTGACCTGTATTGCGAAGAAGAGGAGTTACCAACCGAGCAGGATATTGATGCGGAGGAGGAGTCAGAGAAAATACCTTACAAAGTTGTTGCACCTTGCGGCTGCTGTGAATCAAGACTCCGTCTGTATATTTTTGCTACAAACTTTGGAATTCGAACTCTGCAAACTCTGTTATTAGAAGACATCAACCTATTGTGTCCTACCTGCCGTCAGCGCATCCAGTATGGCGGAGAATAATAAAGGTACTATAGATGCTAAAGAAGGGTGCAGTAATTGGTTTATTTTGGAAGCTGAATGTAGTGACTTAGAAAACGATTTGGAAAAACTGTTTGATGAAAGTACTGATTCTGATATTTCTGAGTTAATTGATGATGGGGACGTGGAGCAGGGGAATTCCCGGGAACTATTTCAGCAGCAGGAGAGTGAGGACAGCGAAGAGCAATTACAAAAACTAAAACGAAAGTATTTAAGTCCAATTGCTGTTGCACAGCTTAGTCCGCGACTTCAGTGTATTTCACTATCTCCCAAGCAAAAAAGTAAAAGACGTCTTTTTACTGAGCAGGACAGCGGGCTTGAGCTGACTCTTACAAATGAAGCTGAAGATAATCCTTCTGAAAAAGTGGAGGTACCAAGAACTGACATTACTCCTCCGCCTGCGGAAAGCAGTGTGGGGACAGGGAATTGTCATTTTAAAGAATTGTTGCGATGCAGCAATATTAAAGCTACATTGCTAGCAAAGTTTAAAGTAGCATATGAAGTTGGGTTTAATGATTTGACTCGGCAGTTTAAAAGTCATAAAACATGCTGTAATGATTGGGTAGCCACTGTATATGGTGTAAATGATGATTTATATGAAAGTGCAAAACAATTATTTCAACAGCATTGCCTATATGTGTGGGCTCTTAGATCTAATGCGATGTCATTGTTTCTATTGTGTTTTAAGGCGGGAAAGAATCGTTGTACTGTGTTGAAACTGCTGACTAGTATTTTATGTGTTCGTGAAGAGCAAATATTGGCGGAGCCTCCAAAGCTTAGAAGTACAGTAGCTGCACTGTTTTGGTATCAAGGCAGTAATATATCTGGTGCTTTCACGCATGGTACATTACCATCATGGATTGTACAACAAACTGTAATAGGACATCAAACTGCAGATGCTACAACGTTTGATTTCTCTAAAATGGTTCAATGGGCATTTGATAACAATCATGTAGATGAATCAGATATCGCCTATCACTATGCTAGGTTAGCACCAGAAGATATTAATGCTGTAGCATGGCTTGCACATAATAGTCAAGCACGATTTGTTAGAGAGTGTGCAGCAATGGTAAAATATTATAAAAGAGGACAAATGCGGGATATGTCTATATCTGAATGGATTTATAATCGCCTAGAGGAAGTTGATGGGGTCGGACATTGGTCCACTATTGTGAAATTTATTAGGTATCAGGAAATTAATTTTATAATGTTCTTAGCTACTTTAAAGGATTTTTTACATTCAGTTCCTAAACATAATTGTATATTAATACATGGGCCTCCAAACACAGGTAAATCTGCATTTACAATGTCATTAATTAGGGTACTACGTGGTAGGGTTATCTCATTTGTAAACTCCAAAAGTCAATTTTGGTTGCAGCCTTTGGGAGACTGTAAAATTGCATTATTAGATGATGCAACTGATCCATGTTGGATTTATATGGATCAGTATTTAAGGAATGGATTAGACGGGCATCCCGTATCATTGGATTGTAAACATAAGGCTCCCATACAAATTAAATTCCCTCCATTGTTAGTAACATCTAATATTGATGTACACAGTGAAATACAATACAAATATCTACATAGTAGAATTCATTCATTTAAATTTCCAAATAAATTTCCGTTAAATGCTGACAACACACCGCAATTTGAATTTACTGACCAAAGCTGGAAATCTTTTTTTAAAAGGCTTTGGAATCAATTAGAGCTCAGTGACCACGAAGACGAGGAGGATGGAGACACTCAGCGAGCGTTTCAATGCTCTGCAAGACCACCTAATGAACATATATGAAGCAGCTAAAAACACTCTTGAAGCACAGATTGAGCATTGGCAATTATTGAGACGAGAAGCAGTATTATTATTTGTTGCCAGACAAAAGGGTGTTTTAAGACTGGGATATCAGCCTGTACCTCCACAGGCAGTGTCTGAAAGTAAAGCAAAAGATGCTATAATGATGGTTCTACAGTTGCAATCACTTCAAAACTCTAAATTCAAAGATGAACCATGGACTTTGGTAGATACCAGTTTGGAAACCTATAGAAACCAACCTGAAAATACATTCAAAAAAGGACCTGTAAGTGTGGAGGTTATGTATGACAATGACCCCACAAACACAAATGTATACACATTGTGGAAGTATGTTTATTATTTGGATGCCGATGATGAGTGGCAGAAAACGGAAAGTGGAGTAAATCAAACAGGCATATATTACCTACAAGGAGCATTTAAACATTACTATATACTGTTTGCAGATGATGCACCTAGATTTAGCTCCACTGGACAATGGGAAGTTATGATTAATAAAGAAACTGTGTTTGCTCCTGTTACTAGCTCCACCCCGCCGGACTCCCCCGGAAGACAAATATCCGGACAAGGCACCGGGGCTACCACCACCAACACCGAGACCGACCACACTGCCACCACAGAGACCACAACCACCTCCAACCAGCAGCGACGACCAAGATACGGACGGAAAGACTCTAGTCCTACAACCACCACCAGCCGGCAAAGATCCAGGAAAGCGCAGCAGAGACGACGAACCAGATCCAGGTCCGTCGGGTCCCAAGAAAGGCGGATTAGGTCCAGATCCCGATCGGCATCCCGTAGAGGGGGCCACAAACGACAGCGAAGCAGAAGTACCCACAGGGGGAGGGGGAGAAGGTCCCGCTCATCCTCCAGAGGGAAGTGCACAAGGAGACGGAGACGTGGAAGGTCATCCTCCTCCTCATCCATCTCCACCTCCTGCTCTGCCTCCTCCGTGTCCTCCTCCTCACAACGGCGAAAGCGGGGACGAGGAGGGTCAAGGTCTAGCTCCTACCGTGGCATCTCTCCTGGCGATGTGGGAAAATCAGTTCAAACAGTTAGTAGAAGATATAAAGGAAGACTTGGAAGATTATTGGCAGAAGCTCATGACCCCCCAGTAATTTTGCTAAAGGGTGCAGCAAACACGCTTAAATGCTTTCGAAATCGCACTAAGATTAAGTATAAGGATTTGTTTAAATGCATTTCAACCACATTTTCTTGGGTGGCTAATGACGGCTGCGAGCGGTTGGGAAGACATAGAATGCTTATTAGTTTCATATCAGTAGAGCAAAGAAACAAATTTGACAATAGTGTTAAGTATCCTAAAACTGTTGAACGAACATATGGAAGCCTAGACAGCTTATAATAATAACTAACCTGCTTATTTATGCTGCTTTTGCTACTAACATACTAATATATTTTTTTATTTTTATATTTTGCAATGGTGCGTGCCAAAAGGGTCAAACGAGACTCTGTTACCCATATTTACCAAACCTGCAAGCAAGCAGGTACCTGCCCTCCCGATGTTGTTAATAAAGTGGAGCAAACTACAGTTGCTGACAGCATTTTAAAATATGGGAGTGCTGGTGTGTTTTTTGGTGGTTTGGGTATAGGATCTGGCCGTGGCACCGGTGGCACAACAGGCTATAGACCCCTTGGAGAAGGGCCTGGAGTTCGAGTAGGTAATACACCTACAATTGTAAGACCCTCTGTTATCCCAGAGACGATAGGCCCAGCTGACATAACTCCTATTGATACTGTAAACCCTGTGGACCCTTCCGCTTCTTCTGTTGTGCCATTAACTGAAGCATCTTCAGTAGATTTATTACCTGGTGAAGTGGAAACAATAGCGGAAATTCATCCTTTGCCAGATGCTCCATCTACAGATTCCCCAGTGGTAACTACTAGTAGAGGATCCAGTGCTGTACTAGAGGTGGCACCGGAACCTACCCCTCCAACGCGGGTTAGAGTTTCTCGCAGCCAATACCATAATCCTTCCTTTCAAATTATAACACAATCTACTCCAACCCAAGGTGAAAGTTCATTAGCTGATCATGTATTAGTGACCTCTGGTTCTGGAGGTCAAATCATAGGAGGATCATCCACAGAAGTTATAGAGCTACAGGAATTTCCAAGTAGATATAGTTTCGAAATAGAGGAACCCACTCCACCGCGACGTAGCAGTACCCCTGTGCAACGACCAACAACTGCACGTCGGGGTAGGGGACCATCTTTAACTAATAGGCGCCTAGTACAACAAGTACAAGTAGATAATCCTTTATTTTTAACACAACCATCCCGTCTTGTACGTTTTGCATTTGATAATCCTGTATTTGAAGAAGAAGTGACAAACATCTTTGAGCAAGATGTTAATAATTTTGAAGAACCACCAGATAGGGACTTTTTAGATGTTGCTAGGTTAGGTAGGCCTCAATATTCTGAAACACCAGCTGGTTATGTTCGAGTTAGTCGCCTGGGGCAAAGACAGACAATTAGAACACGCTCTGGTACCAGTATTGGAAGTCAGGTGCACTTCTATAGGGATCTCAGTACTATTAACACTGAAGATCCTATTGAATTACAGCTTTTAGGACAGCACTCTGGTGATGCTACTATCGTGCAGGGGTCATCAGCAGAAAGTACATTTATAAATATGGATATAGGTATAAATCCACTAGCTGAAGGTGGGTTACAATCTATATCTGAAAGTGCAGAACCCATGTCCCATGACTTACTGTTAGATGAAGCTGTAGAGGATTTTTCTGGCTCACAATTGGTTATAGGAAACAGGCGAAACACTGTTAGTTATACAGTTCCACGTTTTGAGACCCCAAGAAGTGCTTCTTATTATGTTCAAGATACTAAAGGATACTATGTTGCATATCCAGAGTCTAGAAACAATATGGAGATAATTTACCCCAGTCCTGAGTTACCTGTTGTAGTTATACATACACATGATGCCACTGGAGACTTTTATTTACATCCCAGTTTAACCTTACGCAAACGACGCAAAAGAAAATATTTATGATTTCTGTTTACAGATGGCTGTCTGGCAATCGGCTAGTGGTAAGGTCTATCTGCCGCCTTCTACACCAGTTGCAAGGGTCCAAGGCACGGATGAATATGTTGAACGCACCAACATTTATTACCATGCATATAGTGACCGCCTGCTAACAGTTGGGCATCCATATTTCAACATTTACAACAATCAGGGCACACGCTTGGAGGTACCTAAAGTATCTGGAAATCAACACAGAGTGTTTAGATTAAAATTACCTGATCCAAATAGATTTGCATTAGCTGACATGTCTGTGTATAACCCAGACAAAGAAAGATTGGTGTGGGGCCTAAAAGGTATAGAAATAGGCAGAGGTCAACCATTGGGAATAGGTAGTAGCGGGCATCCATTATTTAACAAGGTAAATGATACAGAAAATGGAAATACATATAAGACTTCCTCTAAGGATGACAGACAAAACATTTCCTTTGATCCCAAACAGTTACAAATGTTTATTATTGGCTGTACACCATGTATAGGTGAACATTGGGACAAGGCCCCTGCTTGTGTTGCTGATGATCAACCTGGCAGGTGTCCTCCTATAGAGCTTGTAAACTCATACATACAGGATGGTGATATGGCTGACATTGGATATGGAAATATTAATTTTAAAACTTTACAACAAAATAGATCAGATGTTAGCTTAGATATTGTTGATGAAATTTGCAAGTATCCAGATTTTTTGAAAATGCAAAACGATGTTTATGGAGATGCTTGCTTTTTTTATGCACGACGTGAACAGTGTTATGCTAGACATTTTTTTGTTAGGGGTGGAAAGCCAGGTGATGATATTCCTGCATCCCACATAGATGATGGTAATTTAAAAAATGAATATTACATTCCAGCTGAGTCAGGACAGCCACAAAACAAACTTGGAAATTCCATGTATTTCCCAACTATAAGTGGATCATTGGTGTCAAGTGATGCTCAATTATTTAACAGGCCCTTCTGGCTACAAAGAGCGCAGGGTCATAATAATGGCATCTTATGGGGTAATCAATTGTTTGTGACTGTATTAGATAATACTAGAAATACAAACTTTAGTATTGCTGTACATCAAGAGCAGAAGCAGGTTAAAGAAATACAAAATTATGATTCTGCAAAGTTTAATGAATTTCAAAGACATGTTGAGGAATATGAAGTGTCTCTCATTTTACAATTGTGTAAAATTCCATTGAAAGCTGAGGTTCTTGCACAGATTAATGCAATGAACTCTGATATTTTAGAAAACTGGCAGTTAGGTTTTGTACCAACACCGGACAATCCTATTCATGATACTTACAGATACTTAGACTCATTAGCAACACGCTGTCCAGAAAAAGTTCCCGCAAAGGAAAAGGTAGACCCTTACGCTAAATATGTATTTTGGAATGTTGATTTATCCGAACGATTGTCATTAGATTTAGATCAATATTCTTTGGGACGTAAATTTTTGTTTCAAGCAGGGCTACAACAAAAATCTGCTAATGGGTCTATATCTCGTGCAGTGTCCAGAGGTACTAAAAGAAAAAGAAAATAAACTGTACCAGTTTCGGTCTTTGAACTTTGTCCAAGGAATGTATTATTCATAGTGACTAACATGAACTTTATACATGCCAACGACCGCACCCGGTCTTATATCTAAAGATCTGTATCGATCTTGGCATTATATCGCCGTCTTGGTTCGTACACGCTCGGTATAGCTGCCAACATTTTGGCGCCAAGAACGCTGGCGGCTGCCCAGGACCGTTAACGGTAAGTGTTTTGTTGTTTTGTGCCAGGTGCGGTACAACTGTTATTACTCACGGTCATTGTTGCCAACAACCATCATTCTCTGCTAATACTTGTCTGAACTACTGTATATATATATATATATA